ATAACTAACACAGAAGATGATGTTAGTGCTGATAGATTAAAAAACGCTGCAGCTACAAAAAAGCTAGCTATATTTGATGCGTTTGAAATATTAAACAGAATACAAGAAGAAGAGAATATACTTGATGGCAAACAAACCGAAAAGCCTGATAAAGTATTTAAAGGTTTTGCTGAAGGTAGATCAAAATGAAGTACGAACAAACATTAGTTAAAATAATTGAACCTATAAAACGTACGACTATAACTCGTATGAATAGGGGTAAAAAATGGAAATATGGGTATAATAAAGAACACGATATTATCGTTATATCAAAAACTGGTACAATTGGCGAAGTCATTGAAATGCAAGGTTTACGAATTGCGTTACCAAAGATGCCAGCCAACGTGCACGTGCATGCCAAACGCAAATGGCAAAAGCTAGAATATCCAAAAGAATTATCTAAACTAAAAAACATATTTGACTGGCGTAGTTATCCTGAAGAAGCTAAAGACCAGTGGTATGATTACATAGACGAAGAGTTTAAAAGAAGAGATGAAGGTTTTTGGTTTGACAACAACGGTACGTCAACTTATATAACAGGTAGTCACTACATGTATTTACAATGGAGTAAAATAGATGTAGGTGCACCTGATTTTAGAGAAGCTAACCGTTTATTTTTTATATTCTGGGAAGCTTGCAAAGCAGATGTTAGATGTTATGGTATGTGTTACCTTAAAAACAGAAGATCTGGTTTTTCGTTTATGTCATCAGCTGAAACAGTTAACTTAGCTACTATATCAAGTGATAGTAGATATGGTATATTATCTAAAAGTGGAGCAGATGCAAAAAAAATGTTTACAGACAAAGTTGTACCAATATCTGTTAACTATCCGTTTTTCTTTAAACCGATACAAGATGGTATGGATAGACCTAAGTCTGAGCTTGCTTACCGTGTACCTGCGAGTAAGTTTACTCGTAGAAAAATTACTGCGAACGAAAAGCAGGAAGACTTGGTTGGACTTGATACTACTATTGACTGGAAAAATACAGGTGATAACAGCTATGACGGAGAAAAGCTTAGCTTGTTAGTACACGATGAAAGTGGTAAGTGGGAAAGACCTGATAACATATTAAACAACTGGCGAGTTACAAAAACTTGTTTAAGATTAGGTGCTAGAATAGTTGGTAAGTGTATGATGGGTAGTACTAGCAACGCTCTTGACAAAGGAGGTGATAACTTTAAAAAATTATACTATGACTCAGATGTTAATAGACGAAACCGTAATGGACAGACAAAGTCTGGGCTTTATTCTCTCTTTATCCCAATGGAGTGGAACTACGAAGGATTTATTGATGAATACGGACATCCA